ACCAGATGAAATATCCCTTAACACAACAACAGATGATGCTACACCGTTTGCTTGAATGTAAGTTACTCTACAAGGTCCTAAATTAACAGAACCACCAGAAATAGTTTTTACCTGTCCTGTACTAGCTATATTTGTAAACTTCTGATCTGAACTCATATTTTTCTCCTTAAATTATGTGGGGCCGAAGCCCCACATTAATTAATTATTACGCGTCTGCGTATGGTGTTACTATTGTACCTGATCCAATCAATAAAGAATTGTGAACCATGTATGTAGCAGTATCAATCGCTGTGAAAGATACAACGCTACCAACTATTCCACCTTTTGTAGAACCATTCATAGTAATAACATCGTTAGTTGCGCCTGGTACGAAAGCTTTTTTCGAACCATCATCAACACCAATCATGATAGCACCTTTAAATTTATCAGTACCATCTGTTTTGATGTCCATATCAGTTGCAGCTGTTTCAACAAAAAATGTGAAAGTTGCACCGATGTTGTTTAGATTGTTAAAGTCATTGTCACCTGAAGTAGCGCCATTAGCATTTACATTGATACTTGGTAAAGTAAATTTACCATCAGCATCGTTGCAAAGTAATATTCTACCTGCATGTGCAGCAACTGTTAATGTTGTGTCAGCTGTTAAGCTAACAGTCATACCAGGACCTGTGCTTGTAAAGCCATTTTTAGAAATGACCGGTCCTGAAAACGTAGTGTTTGCCATAGTGTTATCCTCCTAGTTATTTGAATATCGTCTCTAGGCCGTCGACTATACGCGTCGATATTCAATTTAATGTATAGTGATTATTTTATATACTAGATTTATGTAGAGTGCAAGAGGGCCTGTAATGTGGAGTGGAATTTTCCAACGATGTAGCTTTTTTATTAAGTAGCTACTGAAACTTCTGGAGCTGCGCCTTCGACAGTATTCTGTCTGTGAGCAATAGCTGCTTCTTCCAGCTTGATCTTCGTAATGACTTCTCTAACTTTGTCATCAATCCTGACCATTTCAAGAGTGTATCTGTTATTATCCAGATGCTCCTGTTCCCACTTCAACTCCAAGAACCTTTTTTGTTTGTATAGGTCTTGTATCATAGATAACCTCCTCATAGGTTATTCTGTTAACTCGGTTATCATAACTGATCCCGAGATATTCCCACTTTATACTGTTTTCTCCAAGTTTGTCAAGGATTGCATTTTCTAGGGATTGTGGGTCGTCTTCAGATAGAACCTCAAATTTTCCGTGATAATCGTAGGCCCAAATGTTGACTATAAAATTTTTCATGAATCTCACCGTGTATTATGATTGTGGCGGAACAATGTCCGCCACAAAAAATTTAGTTATTACGCACCTTCAACGCCGAAGATACCTCTGAAATCAGATACGCCGAAGCTGTATCTTTCTCTCGCTTTGTATCTAACGTTTCCAGTATCGAAGTCACCTTCCATTGCAGTTGTCAATGGAGCTCTTGTGAACATTTTCATACCATTAGGTATGTCTGTCAAGATATAGAACGCATCTGAATCAGTTAGGTAGTTGTTCACTCTGTATCCTTGAGGAACCATTCCCATTGAAACGATTGCATTAATATCATTGTCAGCTGTTCCAGTTCTACCTTGAGATTTCATCAATCTCTCAGCTGTAAACTGAAGCTCTGAAGGAATAATCATTTTTACTCCTCTTGCTGCAATTCTAAGACCTCTTTCGTCAGTCATTTTAGCGATGTCAATCATTGACTGCTCTAATGACGTTTCGTTAAGATCCGCTTGAGTTTGCAAAGTGTTTGCAACATTTGGTCCACTTACTGTAGTGTGAGCTTTATTAAATAAAGACACGCCATCTCCGGACTTAAATGTAGCAGTTGAAGGTAGACCATTGATTAGTGGCTCAATAGCTTTCACTTGCTTAGCGTTACTCATAGATCTTGCTAAAGCTTTTGTGTATCTAGCAGAAAGTCTATCGTAAAGATTATCTTCGATAGCTTCCTCTGTGATAGCAAATGCTAAAGCTACAGTCTCGTGAGTGTATCTAGCAGTGTAAGTTTCTTGTGCATCATCAAATGATACTCCAGCACCTTCACCTTTTACTTGTGCGTTTCCGAAACCAGATAACATAACTTCTTCTTCAAAAGCTCTGTCACTGTTCTCGTTAGTATAAATCTCAGCATGCTGATTTTCATACCTTTTATATTCCAGGCCAAATAAAGCATTTAAACCTGGCTCTAGTTCTTTGACTAGCTGTGATCGTGATATTGCCATAGTTTATTCTCCTTATATTCCCGTAGCCAACGATCCAACAGTGTATTGGTGTAAATTCACCTTTACGACTAATGAACAATTAGCTGCTGTTTGATCTTCGTTTTCAGGGTCTTCAGCTACTCTAACTACTCTCAATTGTTTAGCAGTTGTTGCTGCTGTTGAGATTCCTAGTTGAATAGAAGATTTACCTGTTGTTGTGCTACCTGCTGCTGCAGTCGTTGCATAAGTTAAACCAATTTTTGATTTTCTTGTTGCAAGATCGCCGCCTAAAGTAGCGTCAGATGCAATGATGTATTCTTGAAAGGGGTCATCATTAACAAATGCAGTGACATCTTCGCTATTCGCTGGAGTTGTCGCTGCTGGGTAGAAGTTACTAAAAGTTGGTTTTAATGTAGTAGCATCTGTAAAAAGCACTCCATTTAAAACACCAACCATAGCAGTTCCAGCCGCTGCAGTTACAATGTATCCACCAGTAGAAGTATTTAAATCAATCTTCACTGGCTCTCCATTGAAAATAGCATTAGTTTCACCAGCATCAATATCGTACTTAGATTGACCTTGAATTGAAGGTGTATTACCTGTTCTCATAGCCGCTTTAAGTCCGAAACCGCCTGTGTTTCTATTTGCCATAGTGTTGTCTCCTTATGTACCTGCCCCGAAGGGCCTCCAGTACGAGTTGTTAATCGATGATATTTAAAATTACTTTTTCGTACCACCGAAGGTTACACGAGATTGCCTCTCAACATTGATCGGCATTCTACTATCCTGCTCCTTCATTAAATCGTTTGCTACTGCATCGCTTCGGTCTTCATGACGTTTAGTCATGTATTCTTGACGTTGCTTCGCGATTTCTTCTGGTACCTTCGCAAGAAGAAGGCCTCCAACCCCAACTACCCCCTTGTATTTGCCGTCGTCGACGACTGGATAATCAGATGCGTTTTCTATTTCCTCGGCTCTAACAAGTTCATATCCTTCTCTTAATCTTCCAGATATGTTTTTAGTGTCTTGAAAACCAACGCTCTCTGCTCTTATCCATCTGTACCTGAATCCATCAGGCGCAGGGGGTGCATCTAGAGATGATGGTGGAACCCACACTTTAGGTCTTTCAGACTTTGACCGTGTGTCGTTCGCACGAGAAGTGTTTTTATTTTCTTTTTCCATGTTACGCTCCTTCCGTGTTTTTTAGTTGTTTTGCGTACTCTTCGAGTGGCACACCTAATTTTTTCGCTATTGCGACCTGTGAGGATGTGAGCTTCACAGTTTTGCGACCTGGCTTTACGCTTCTATTAGCAGAAGCCACTGTCTGAACAGGGGCGGCCGTTTGCTTAGTTTCAGTTGTACCAAATTTATGCGGGAAGTCAACTCTAATACGTTTATCAACTTCTGCATAATACTCATCAGAACTTGGATCATACCCTTCTTTTTCAGTAAGATCCTTATGTATCTCAAATGCAGTATAAGTCATTGCTCTATCAGTTCCAAACCAACTGTTCTTAGCAGCCCATGCTTCGGCTCTAGGATCAGGGTTTATTGGATCATCTGTTCGAGGGATGTTTACATCTCCACCTTGAGAAAGGTTTTGTACAGGTTTCTCAGCCTCTACTGTTTGTCTTCCCTCTTTAGCTGCCTCTAGTTTTGCATTCTCAAATGCGAGTGTTGCAATTCTTTTGTTAGCTTCAACTTGAGCAGTTGCATCACCAGATTCAATTGCTGCAGCTAATTCTTTTTGTGCAGCTTCTAAACCTGAAGATATTGTTGACTCAAATTTTTTGATATAGTCAGAATCAGTTTTTTCAAACTTTTTTTCTAA